CTACGGGATATCCGTTTCTACTAGAGTTCGCACTCTTCTCTAGTGGTTAATTTTGTACTGTGTACCATAACAGTGCCTCGAGCTCACCGAGGCTAATTCTGAGCTTTTTTTGGTCGAGCCTCACGACGATGCTTAGTTTTTACAATGGACATTCCGGTCCCTGTGCGTCGATCTTTGACTCCGAAGAGCGCCGACGTGTGTGCTTGCTTTGCTGTTCGCGTGCACCCATGTCCCGAAGGACACAAGGCGACAGAGCGGGCCACACAAGACCCCCCGGGGTGACGTCCCGGCACCACCTCCTTATTTTACGTCGCGAGGAACGACGAGGCAGCTCACCAGCCGTGTCTCAGCCAAACATGCTGAGAATTCCAGACCCCAGCTTGCCCAGGACGCCCCCGACTCCGGGGATCGACGAGAGTAAGCCCAGACCCGCTTGTGCAGCAGGCTTGAGGGCCTTTCCGAGGTTGTTGAACCAGCCGCCCCCTGTTGGGGACGGTTTGGACGCCATCTGGAGAATGGCCGGTGCCCGCCCGGGCTGGGTCGCATGGATGTGACTCAACCACGCTTTGGCCCCCAACGGGTTCTTTCCGTTCGTGAGAGCGAGGTGGCCGGGCCGGGTCGCACCCTGCTGGGTCATCCCGGCGACAATGTTGCCCACCGCGCCAGTGCCGGCATTGTAGATGGGATCGTCCGCGACACCCGTGATGTTCGTCATCGAGAAGGAAAACTCGTAGTCGTACACCACCTGCCACGTGAAGGTCTGATAGGGCTCCCCGCCCGTCAGAATCGCCGCCAGCTGCGGGTCGACAAACGCCCTCCACCCCGGGGTGACATTCGCGTCGTTCAGCTGGAAGCACAGAGGGTTGTTCGGGATGGCGACAGCATGGAGAGCCTCGCCGGACTTCCAGCCAGCACAAGGGCGCGTCTGGAACGACACGAGGTCCTGGGGCATCCCCGACAGGCCCTCGTACGTCGCAAGCGACAGACCACCCGTGGCCGCATTGGCAGTGGGATCCGACGTCGCCACAATGCAAAGCTTCCCCTGGGCGGAGATGGCAGGTGCATCCGAAAACACACGCAAGCCACAGGCCACCTGACGAATCATCGTCGAGGAGTTGACCGTTCCGTCCAGGATCTTCGTGGCAACTGGCACCAGACCCAAGATCGTGTTGTCGTCGCTGTCCGCCGGGAGACTGGTCGGAGTCCCCCCCGTGCCTCCGGCATAGCCGTGGTTGCTGTACCAAATCGGCCACCCCACGGGGGTCCCCTGAGCAGTCGTGTAGTGGTACGTCTGCTCGTTTTGCTGGTCGGTCCCCGTGAAGATTGGGGTCCACCCGTCCATCTGCACCGCCACGAAAGCAAACCCCTCCTCGTTCGCCTGGGCCTGACCCTCGAAGATCAGCTGCGCCTTGTTCGTGCGCACTGTCCCCGACCCGAGGACCAGAGGGCACCCACCCGGTTGTTCGATCCAGGGGTTGGCGAGGGTATGGGCGTACTCGAGGGTCGCCTCCTCCTGCCGGGTGAGAGGACTCATGAGGGCGGACATCTGCTGGGACAGGCCTCTGGTCGGCATCGACTTGGACACCGCTCTTGCCTGCTTGAGCAGAGGCTTGCCCGCCTCCTTGGCAGTCTTCTTCCTTTCCTTTGCCGCCTTGTTGTTGTTCATTTTCAGGTATGATACCCGTTTTCTTGAAATACGCACCAATGATTATGGTCGCGCAGTGAGGACAATTTATAGACAACGGTCTATCAAATGTTCCTAGGTAAACCTGCCTCACACAGAGACTGTTCATTCCCGCCAACGGCCCGGGGTATCCATGAGTGCTTTCGCCTCGTACCCTCCGATGACCGCCCTCCCGTGCAGTCGTTAGACATTCCGCCAAGTCTGGGCTCATAGCTTAGTACGCAATTCCGGGTCGTCGCCGCGCGGCGACCCTAGCGGTAAGCGTTTTGGGAAGTTTGCAGGCGGGAACACCTGGGTAGTTTTCGCTCTTCAGCATCATCTGAACGGGTGGGGTGGAGCCCCATATTAAGCACGCCAACAGCGCCCCCGTTAGAGCCCCCCACGGGGGCCCTCAGATCCCGGGAGGAACCCAACCGAAGTCGAATCCGCCCTCCCGGGCCTTCTCAACTGAGCGTCGGCGTTTCGTTTCAAAGACGAAACCGCCGAACTCGGGAGGCGTCCACTCCCACTCCCGCCACAGGGATTCCGACTCCGCGACGGGGGGGGTGGGTAAGGGGATTGAGCCGGACCTAGCGAGGTCCTCGGCGACCCGCCGGGCAATGATGTGGGTGGCCGTGGCCAGACGCACCTGGACACCGAAGTCGTCGACAACAGGCCTCAGGACGTCCACCCCACCAGGGCGGTGGCGGGTGCCAGCGCCTGCATGCATCGGGTGACAAACCTCGAAGCCGTTCACCAAGGCATCCATCTGCTCATGAGAGAGCGGCGGCGGGGACACCCGATGATGAATGGGCTGGGCCCCGTGGCACGGGCACTCGTTCACGACACGAACCGCCTCGGAGGACGGGTGGTGACACCAGGGCGCCGACTCCCAAGGGTCATAGTTGCACCGACAATGGTGGATCCACCGTTCACGTCGCTGGCGGGCCTCCGGGCAAGGATTCATGACCTCCCGGCACTTGGGACACTTTCGGCCCTTGAACACGTCATAGCCGCAACAGGTGTATGCCTTCCGGTCCTGGATGCACTGCCGTACCACCTCGCTGAACCCAATGCGCTGCTCGAACGTCTTGATCTGGTGAGCCAAATCCCCGACGTCCCAAACGTCCGCCACCTGATCCCACGGCTGGCTCACCCCAGGAGTCTCCACAGCCCGCGAGAGGGCTGGCCCGAACTCGAATTGGCGGTTGGGCTGAACAGACATCAAACGGGTGGCAATGGTGCGGGCGAAATGGCCGAATCGGAACGGCCGACCCTTAGTGCCACTGTCCCAATAGAGGGGGCGTTCTTGCCCAAAGCCCCCAAGGCTCACCGGCATGAAAAGGTCTCGACCGGCACAGTTCACCCTCAGCGCCTCCTTGTGCTGCTGAAGGAAGAGCTCCACCGCCCGACCGCCGATCTTGTGTGGGACCATCTCAAAGAAAGCGGTCACGACCAGCTCCGGCCGAAACGTGTCCGAAGCCAGCTTCTTGATCCCGAAGAGCAGGTTAGGCCTCATGACGCTGAGTCTTCGCCAAGTGCCGCGGTGTGGGGCATACCGCTGGGCGTTGATGACCGCCAGCCGAGGGCTCTCGTGACTCTTACCCGTGGACCGTTGCAGACCCACAGCATTCGACAACTCCCAAAAGCCTTTCTCAATCGTGGGATTGGATAGGGCGAGTCTATCATCTCCGTTAATGAAGACTTTTGACATGGCCCAGTCCCGCGAGAGGCCGGCTCGGAGATAAGCGGCAATGGAGCACCCGAGGTTGATTAGGCACAGCAAGGGAAATGACGTGCCCTGGCCCATGAGCTGGCCGCAATCCTTGACGGCGGTGAGATCCACCCGCCGGACCGCCATGGGACCCTGCGGCGTGAACACCAGCAACTGCGGCATGGTGCCACCTGGGAGGTGACCTTCCAAGAACAGACCCCCACCGCAATCCACGCGAGTGAACTTGGAGCCCTCAACCCACCGAGAAGGCAGGCGCCCATAAAGGAGCTTCTTGGGGCCATTGTCATCAAGCACGACATTGGGGGCCGCAAAACCCACCACCAACCGGTCGAGAATCCGCTGGCTGAGGCTATGGTTCAGGAGGTCGGACGCGTTCCGGAAATCGGAGGACGCCGCAAACCAGTCACCTGGAATGGTGCGGATCTCTGCCAAGACCTGGTCAATCATGGACCCATCGATCTTTCCTCCGAGACTTGGAAAGGTCCCCAACTGACGCATCTCGGCAAACACGTGCTTCTGCCATTCCCGCACGATGGTCGCACAGGCAGCCTCCCCCTTGGTCACCACTCGGACTTTCTGGCCAGACTCCGAAACGGCCGACACCTCGACCTCATAGGTGCCCCCGGCGGCGAGCTGCCGCTGGGCCTCGCGCAGAACGTGGTCCGTCCATTCCTGCCGGGTCTGGGGGTAAGATTGATGCGGCGTCACTCGAGGCAGGCCGTCCGACTCGAAACCATCCTGATGCCAGGTCACTTCGGGCTCCTCCTCAAGACAGTCATAGCCTTCCTGCCACGCCCGCTCTGCAGACATGTCGAAACGGCTCTGACCATCTTTCTTGGTCGCCCGGACGGGCAGACGAAGAGGACCGGAAGCCACGCGGGCAGCCCACGCGGCGGCGATCAACCGGCGGTTGGTCTCGTAGACGCCCTCAAAAGAGCGCACCAAATACCCGAGGCCCCCTTGGAATCGGCGAGCACTCTGGACTTTGCCCGTGGCACGGGCTGGCGTATCGAACAACAAGGGTTCGCTGAACCGTTTCAGGAGACCTCGCTCCATACGGTCCAGGAGGGGTGCCAACGCCTGATACACCTCCTCATTGGCTGAGTCGTTCGGGCGAGAAGCGACGACACGTTGGTGATGAGCCAACAATGCCTCCAACTCGCCCCGGTCCCCAGCGTGACCGAGAAGCGTTTTACAACTGAACAAACTCTCGGAGAGTTCAATTGCCCACGCGGACGGCTTCCTCCGGCGCTGCGCCGAGAAAAGCCGTGGCCTCATCCACGTGGCCAGGGCACCAGTCAGCTTTTGTTCCTCATGCTGGGTGCCCAAAAGTCGAGCCGTGAAAGACTCGACAAATTTCTTCGCTTTGCTGGCGAAGACACTCTCACTCTCATGTGCGCACAAACGTCTGACGTTAGCGCCCAAGGAGAGGAGAATGAGTTTGCTCGCACCGAAAAGGGACAACACTGCCGACAGATCGTCGACGAATGCAGTACATGTTCGGGAGCCACGCGGACGGAGGTCGAGATCGCACTGATCCACTATCGCTAGTGGAAAGCGCGCCCCGACCTCGTCCGAACTCATAGTTGAATCCACCCCACCCTGAGAGGGAAGTGGGGTTTCGGCTGTGAACCCCTGAAAAGGGGACGTCTGGCTAGCAACGAGGCCAGACATTTTGAAATAGGATTGTGAGATAACACTTACAAAACCG